ACTAGTCAAAGCATCGAAGTTAATCGTACCAGTTGTTGACGTTGCAGTTGTTACTTTTTCAATAACCTCTTCAATAGAAGTTGTACCGTTTAGTATAGCACCAGCAGTAGCTGTAATAACACCTGCCACTGCCAGTGTACTTGCCATATCTACAGCACCGTCAATGTCTACTACATCAAGGTTAGTTGTCCCGTTGACATCAATGCTTCCTTCTAAGTCAATGTTACCACCAACAGCAAAGTTACCATCTACATCACCAGCAGTAAAGTCTAGAGACTTAGTGCCAGCACCAATAAAACCTGCCATATTATGTGATCTCCATGTAACTCATTATCACTGAAACTTTGTCAGCTACGGAGCAGTCAACCTTAATTACATCACCTACGTTAGCTACGATCTTACCGTCCAGAACACTCAAGGATGAGCCGACAGGAATAGATACATCTTTTACAATGTGCGCTGTAGTGTTTTGTGTTTGACTTGATTGAGTGGTTGTACTCACCAATGTAACTGAGGCAGTAACGGCAGCGGTATGTACGTTGGCTAGTGATAGCCCCAATACAATAATAGTAGAACCAGACTGAACAGTGTAGAGTGCTTCAGGTGTACCAGCACTGGCTGGCATCACATCGTGTGTAATTGTCTTAAAAGTATTTGCCATTTGTTTTTCCTATACTAGCCCAAGGCTATAGCTAATGCCGTGGCATCATCTGTTGTAGCAACAATACCAGCTGATGAAGGTAATGTCAAGGTCACATCCGCTGTAGCAGCTGGACCAATGAGAGTTACTTTGTTAGTTCCATTGTCACTATCTTCAAAGAACTCAATGAAGCCTGCAGAAGATGCACCGTTCTTTAATTGAATACCTGCATTAGCTACTGGTGTAGTAAGTACTGGTGTAGTAAGTGTCTTATTAGTAAGTGTCTTAGTAGTCTGAGCAAGGTAAGTATCAAACGTATCTACTGAAGTTTGACGTACCGTACCACTGTCGTTAGTTACAAGACCGTCACCACCAGCTACTGCTGTAGTACCTACACTAGTATCACCATCTATAATAGAAAGTTCTTCAGGGGTAGATGTAATGGCAGTGTTACTTGCTGCAGCCAAGAGAGCAATTGTACCTGTTTGGTTAGGTAAACTAATTGTCCTGTCTGCTGTAGGGTCTACGATAGTAAGGGTAGTCTCGTGGTCATCTGGAGTTGCACCTTCAAAGACGATTGCATTTGCAGCTTGCATTGTTACAGTGTCAACTGTGGTGGTTGTACCAGCTACAGTTAAGTTAGGAACAAGCAGTTGACCTGTGCTTGGGTTATACCGCAAGGCACCTGTATCGTCTAACAGAGCATTTGATTCATCGTGAAATATTAAGGGGAAGTTTGTGTTAGCATTACTATCTGTAACTACAATATTTGCAGCTGTACCGGAGTAACCAGAAGATGTAATTGTACCTAGTGAGCTACCTGCATCTGCAAATGTAATTGTTCCATTGTCAGCATCAAGGGTAATGCCACCACTAGAATCCAGTGTGACAGTTGTACCTGCAATCTCTGCTGTACCATCTGCCGTGATTTGAATGTTAGCTGCAGCACCAGCGGCATCTGTAGTTACAATGCTTAACGCACCATTAGCAGCGGCAGTAATTACGGCAGTGTCACTGGCTGAGCCTGTCATAGTAATGACTTTGCCATCAACTGCTACGTCATCTACAGTAAGGGCAGTAAGTGTACCTACAGATGTTAGGTTAGGCATAGCAGTGATTTCATCATCAAAGTATGCAGCAAGAGCCGTAACGGCAACCTGCTTCATTGTACCACCATCATTAATTACAAGACGGTCAGCATCTTCTACCGCTACACCCGAAGCAGCAGTACCACCATCCATTACGTTTAATTCTGTGGCGGTACTTGTAAGGGCTGTAGAGCCTATAGTTAATTGACCAACGGGTACTACAAGACCTGCAGCACCGTTAAGGATAAGATCATCTGCAGATGAATCCCATGTAAGGTTAGCTGAAGCTGTGTCACCATACAAGATTACATCGTAGCCTTGGTCATCAGCACCGACAGTGAGTGTAGCATCTAGCTGTACTGCACCGTCAATATCTACTGCATCAAGGTTGGTTGTACCGTCAATGTCAACATCACCACTAATGTCTAGGGATGAACCTGTTAGTACACCAGTTACACCAAGTGTACCAGCAATAGTGGCATTCTCATCTATGTCAAGTGTATCAATGTGAGCAATGCCATCAATGTACAAGTCACGCCACTCTTGGGTAGAGCTACCTAAGTCATAAGTATTATCATCGTCAGGAATAATGTGTGAGTCTACATCACCAGCGAATACAACATTGTCACCTGCAGCATCACCAAGGGTAATTGTACCACCATTGAATGTTGTAGTACCAGTTACTGTAAGGTTTCCACCAACACCTAAGTTACCTGAGATGTCAACTGCACCATTCATATCAATGGTAGTAGCAGCTATTTGTATTTCAGTATCCGCTACGAGATCAAGTTGACCATCAGCAGAGGAGTTAATGTAAATACCTGTATCACGAAACTGTAGTTTTTCTGTAGAGGCAATAAGTATGTCATCAGAGAACTCAAAGTAATCCTCGTCTTCCATCCACTTAATTACACCGTCATTACTTTCACCATCAAAGGTTACTGTAACGTCAGTACCTGCAGTACCTGCACCCATAGTAATACTGTGAGCAGCAATTAGACTTAGTACGCCACCTTCTCCTGCAGTACCATCATGTGTGTGTCCTGTAGCAGCAGCAAACGCAGCTACTAACTGATCAAACTCATCATTAGTGTGATCTGATGTGATTGTATCACCGTCAGCGTATGCCGACTGTCTTGTGTATGTAGCACCCATCTAACGTCTTGCTCCTAGTTGATACTCTAATTGAAAACCCTTGAGAGAGTAAGGATTAGTCACACCCCCATCCGCAACTTTTAAAGCAACAGAAAATCCTGACCCCTCAATAGGCTGTCTTACAAGAGGTTGTGTAGGACCGCCATAAACAAACTGTATTTCAGAACTAATAGTACTGTACACAGCATCACCATACGATGAGAATATCTGAGTGGTGTCAAACGGGTAAACAGCAGGTCTGGCTGAGTTTTTATCTTCGTTGTCGTAACGTACAGTCAGGTCAGCATCAATGATGCCTTCTGGCTTGTAGCTAATGATAGCTCTTTGCATGTGCTTGCGGATACCACTATCCCCAAAACTCATGTCAGGGCTTCTGTATTTTCCTGAGATGGTTGTACCGTCAAATGTATTACCGGATTCTTGTCGTTGTACAAACCCTAGTGAGTCACCGTGCAGTACTAATACATTACCTAATTCAATAAAGGTATCCGTACATGCCACTTGTATTCCACGTGTTTCGGAAAACTCAAAGGCTTCCTTCTTCAATACACAAATAGCACCTCTGGAAAGAGATGCACCTTGACCCTCTTTAGTAAAGAATATTCGGTACTGTGTCTTGTCTGGTATAACTACACTGTCAAAAGAACCAGCGTTATTAATGTTTTCATCGAATACAGATTGAATGTTCTTACTTATTGTACCAAGTTCTGTATCCCCGATACGAGCAGTCGCAGCAATAGTACGAAGTCCATCTGGGCCAAGGAAGATTAAGTCACCTGCAAATTCTTGCACAGTAAAACTATTAACGCAACCAATGTTTCTAGTCACAGGTTCTACAGAGAAGTCGCTACTGCTGGAACCTGTAAGTTTAAATATCCTAGTCGAACAAAATATAAATAGGTTATCACGGAAAACCTTTAGAGCAACTACTGTATCATCAACCTTAATGCTACCAGCGCCTTGACCGCTTGTAAAACCATCTTCATTAAAAGGCTCACTAAAAATAACTTCTTGTGGAGAGGTAGACTTACCTGCATAGAACATATGATTTCTAAATGCAGCTACAACCTTAGCACCTGCTACACTGCTTTCACTGACATCTGCAGCGGTCATGGCAGAGTTAAATATTACAGGAGCATTAACACCGTCAACACAAATAAGTTTTTCATTACCATCAAAGTTGTATCTTTCAAAGTGATACTTAGTAGCGTTAGTTCTACCAGTGTCTCTCTGTGTCCAGTTCTCTGAAACTACACTTGCTCTAGCATGTGCCGCTGCAGATGTACTTGATGTCGCCCTAGTTATACCTGTGAAGGTAGTAGCTGTAATACCTGTATAGGTAAAAAGCTCTGAGTCAATTTGGAAAGTACCACTAGCGGAAAAACCTGTAGTAGATACGACACTAATACTACCTGAACCTGTCATGCCTGTGTTGGCAGCAATACCAAGAGATAACTCAGTGGAAGAAGACGAGAATATCTTTTCTCCCCTAGCAGCTACAATTTTATTTGAAAAGGTAGCAGACATCAAGACTGTTTCAGAGGAAGATGTGGTAACAGGTACTACTTGATTTACGTATTTACGATAGCCGTTAATCCTACGATACCCACCAGAGATGTCAGGTTCAAAGTTTTCTAACTCTAACGCTTCACCCGGTTGCATCATAAAAGAAGAACGGTTTAGAATTAAACCGCCCTCACAGTTAAACGCTACAGGTTGTACTTGTGAACTATCTGGCATTAATTTAGCATTCCAAAACTACCGTTACTTGATCTGTGTATTACTTTAGAACTTATGTATTCAAACTTATTGACAAGTAGAGTTTGCATGTTTTTAATTCCCTGCTCAAATCTTTCAAAGTTAAGCTGGTACTGTTGCATCTCACCCCTGTACTGATACACGAAAGCTGCTGCCCCGTCCACAATGATAGGCTTAAATCTTTCTGGAATAGAAGTAGTATCTCCTTGAGCAGCTAAGTCACTAGGAAAAGTAAAGTAGTCAAAAGTTAATTGGTATTCTTTATCTGGGAACGGGTACAGTAAATAATTATTATCAAGAGTACGTACAATATATCTAGGTAAACCGCCAGAATCAAATTGTGTGACTACTACGCCACTTGCATGTGTAGAAGCAGTTGTACTGTTGGCACCACGTGTGCAGCCTGTGATGTCGTTACCTAGTATACCAGTGTAGGTAAC